GGGAGCTCAGCCACAACGCGCCTGATGCGGTAGCCGTCCGGCTACTGCACCATCTCTGCAAGGACGACGCTTTATGTTCACCGACCCACAGTCAGTTACGATCGCGCCAGCTGGTGCTGCTTCGCTTCCGCGAACCAGCAGTGGTGTTCGAAGCGGTGAGTTTTCTACCGCGGACGGCACCATCCAGCTGTCTGTTGCGCATGCCATTGGCAAGCGTACCAGGCGTACAGCGCGTATCGTGCACAAGAAGAATGCTCCCGACCCCCTGTTCCCTTCTCAGAACGTCCCGTACAGCATGACTTTCTATGTTGTTGCGGACGTTCCGAGCACTGGGTACACGGTTGCGGAGCAGAAAGCCGTCATCGACGGCTTTCTCGCCAACATGCAGGCGACTTCTGGTGCCAACATCACCAAGCTTCTTGGTGGTGAGAACTGACCAACCGGTGCATGTAGAACACACCGGTTGTTCTGAACCTCTCCTCGAGTCCTACGTGGACTCACGAACCTTAATCTGCCCAAGATGCCTCGAAAGAGTCATCTTTCCTCAGGTCGTACCTGGGGTCCTGCCCTTGATGAAGAAATTCATCAGGGGAGTTGCCAGAGTAACTCTCTGGTGGAATTGTCGATTTTGACAATTCGGCAGAAGTAGGCTCGAGGAGAGCCAGATACACGGGTCACACGACATGAAGCAAGGATCCTGCCACCTCTGTTAGGAGGCGCGGTGAAAAGCCCCATGCCGCTCTTGCAGTCGGTACTCGATGATATGAGTACCATGTGTCACACAAGCACCACTCGCGATCTCAAAACGATCGCGAGACGAGTTGAACACGAGGGGTTATCGTTCTTAACGATAACCCTACCTAACTTTGGAAAGGACCTCCAAAAAGGTCTTGACCAAGGTTACGTTGACTCCAACCTCTTCACTGGATTTCAGTGGAAAGGGGGTCTCCCGAGATTTCTCTCAGGTTTCCTTTGTCATGTGTTCGACTCAGGTTCGGGCAAGCTGCTCAGCGAACCCTCTGTGGCGCATATCCAAGCGATACGTCAGATAACTCTGATGTTCGCGAAGATTGAACTTGAGTGCACGGATGCACGCAAGTCAGACGCATACAGGAGGTTCGTTGAGTGTGAGCAGGAAGTTCGCAATGCCGATGCGCGACTTGATCCAGATCGGACCAGTCGTTATCATCGCATCAGTACTCTGCTGTGGGGTGATCTTCTATCCGCTGTTGACGAACTCGTCTTCAGCTCAGAAGGACGAACCGACCGTCTCGGCCGGCTCCTCCCCAAGCACGGGCCCGGAGCTACTGCCGACCGACTCCGCGGAAACGCGAAGTGGCGGCAGTCTGAGTGGACCGACAGGTTGGAACAAGTGTTCCCCTCTGGGGAACATCTTATTCCCAACTTCCGGTACCATTCAGATCTCTCCGAGTTGCGATTCCTCGAACCTGGCACGGAACGACCCGTCAGGGTCGTCGACGTGCCTAAGACGCTTGAGACTCCCAGAATCATCGCAATTGAGCCTGCGTGCATGCAATATGTGCAGCAGTCTCTCTTGGGTGCATTCCGGAAGGTTGTCGACGCAGATGACACCGCGTCAAGCCTTATCGGATGGTCAGAGCAGATGCTTAATCAGCGTCTTGCTCAGAAGGGTTCCAGGGATGGAACCCTTGCGACCATTGACCTCTCTGAGGCCTCCGACCGAGTCTCAAACCAGCATGTACGAGGCCTGCTTCGAAATCACCCACACCTTAACAGGGCGGTTGATTCCTGCAGGTCACGGAAGGCTGATGTGCCTGGCCATGGCGTAATACGCCTGGCCAAGTTCGCGTCCATGGGTTCAGCCCTCACGTTCCCGCTCGAAGCGATGGTATTCGCTACCGTCATCTTCGTCGCATTGGAACGAGGGCTCAGCCGCCCACTCCGCCGAAGGGACATTAAGTCCTTCGTCGGACAGGTGCGTGTCTATGGAGACGATATCATCGTCCCCACAGACTGTGTCTCGTCTGTCGTCGCGGAACTCGAAGCTTTTGGGTTTCGAGTCAACACGAACAAGTCTTTCTGGACTGGCAAGTTCAGAGAGTCTTGTGGAAAGGAGTACTACGATGGCGAAGACGTTAGTGTCGTTCGCATGCGTAGTGACATCCCTTCCGACAGGCGGAACGTTCGGGAGATTGTGTCTTCGGTCAGTTTCCGCAACCAGCTTTACTTTGCTGGATTGTGGAAGACCGCAAGATACCTGGATGACCGGTTGCGGCGGATTATTCCGTTCCCGGTTGTACTCCAGTCGTCTCCTGTGCTCGGCCGTCACAGTTTCCTCGGTTACCAAACCGACAGGAACTGTTCTTCCCTTCATCGCCCCCTTGTCAAGGGTTACGTTGGGAAGTCAGACCTTCCAGTCTCGCGACTGGATGGTATGGAGGCCTTGCTCAAGTGCCTTGTCCTCGCAGAACACGGAAGACCTTCTCCTTCACAGGAGTTGGATCCTCACGAAGCCGGGAGGCTTCGCCGTGATCTGACCAGCATCTTGCCAGGAGCTGGAGATGAGCACCTAGAACGTTCAGGGCGCCCACGAGTGCGTGGCATCAAACTCGGATGGCACACACCCTACTAGTACATAACGTAGGGTGGTGTCATGCAATTGGGATCCCGGTTTACCGGGATTGCGGGTAACCCCCGCCTGGGAGTCGTGTGCGACTCTCTCGAGTCGACAAAAGTTCGGGACGTTCTAAACGTCCCTCGCTTTAGTGGTGGATAGGGTTCCTTAGGGAACCCCGCCACCGCGCACGACCCGGGAGATGCACGTGGCAGTG